AAAAGATGAGGGAAGTGTTGAAGAATATAAAGGACACAAAATTATTATTAAGGTCTTTGGTAAGAATACTTATGAGTACACAGTACGTAAGGCAGATGATTGGAAAGACCTTTACAAAGGAGTGGAGTGGACAGAACTTGGAGCAAAAATAACTGCACGTAGACGAATTGACCAGAATGATTCCAAAACCAAAGACACTCTTTATGATGTTACTATAAACAGAAGTGGGGAGAATGTTTCCTATAAAAGTATCGAAGCCAATAGTGAAGACCATGCTAGGACTAAATGCATTTCTTCTTTAGAGAAAAAGTTGGGAATGGTTTCTGGCTCTCTCCAGAAGGAGTATGATGGCTCAAAGTTAAATGTTGAAGTGAAGAAGATTACGAGTGATTCCAAAACCAAAGATCAATTCTACGGTTTGAATACAAATACTGAAGTGGGAAAATACAAGGGTTACAGATTAGCGATTCAGAAGGTGGAAGACGAAAACTGGTTGATCGCACAAAGACGAAGCGATTCCTTGAAAACAAATATCGGAAGTAACATTGACGCAGCAATCATCAAGATGAAAAAAATCATCGATGGTTATATCAGTCCTGAAGAGGAGGAAACAACCGATGAAGTTGAAACGGTAGGGAAGCACAATGATATTCCTGATTCTGAATTCGATCCTGAAGAACTGGCAAAAGGAATCGAGATCGAAAAAGAACATACCGATGATATCGAATTAGCCAAAGCAATCGCAAAAGATCATTTGCGTGAAAAAGGACAAGAAAATTATTATTCATATCTTTTAGTAATGGAAAAATTAATGGGGAAAAAAATACCTTTAGATATGATAATGAATTTAATTGATCAAAATTAAGTAGAGAGAAACTATGCCTGTAGGCACACCTAAAATTAAATTTATTAAGCATTGTGGAAAGTGTGGAAAAGAGTTTGACACTTATTCAAATGTCGCTAAATATTGTTTGTTTTGCAGAACAAAAGTTGTTTGTGTAAACTGCAAAAAAGAGTTTATAAGAACAATCAAAGGAAAAAGAAAGAATTATTGTGAAAGTTGTGAACAAATAGAAGTTTATTGTAAATGTGGTTGTGGTGAAAAATTAGATTTTGAGAGAGGTATTAAGGGTGGTGTTTTTATTCATGGTCATGCACGTAGAGGAAAGAAAAACACAACTTCTCATAATTTGGCAATTAGTAAGTCTAATAAAGGAAGAAAAATAGGAACGAGTTGGAATAAAGGAAAAACAAAAGAAATTGATGGAAGATTGTCATGTTCTGAAGAAACTAAACAAAAAATGCGTGTAATTGCTTTAGAAAAAGGATATGGCAAGTGGATGTTAGGAAAAAAACGCTCTGAAGAAACCAAACAAAAAATGAAAGAAAATACACGACTGCATTTTGTTTCTGAAGAAACCAAAGAAAAAATATCTAAAGCAAATTCTGGTGTTAATAATGGTATGTTTGGTAAAACACACACGAAAGAAACTAAAAATAAAATATCTAAAGAAGTGTCCAAACAAATTATTAGTGGTACACGGAAACGAAGCAAATACAAAACAGGATATTTTTATTCTGATAAAAACAAAAAAAATATGTATTATAGGTCTTCTTATGAACTAATTGCTTATGGTATTTTAGAACAAATGAAAGTTGTAAAAAAGTACGAAAGTGAACCAATGATGATTCCATATGGGAAAGAATCAGAACGTAATTATGTGCCAGATATATTAATAGAATATGTAGATGGAAAAAAGGAAATTATAGAAATTAAACCAGAAAGACTTGTGAATGAAAAAACCAATGTTTTGAAATTTTGTAGTGCTAAAGAATATTGTCGAAAAAAAGGTTTAGGTTTTTCTGTTTGGACAGAAACAAAACTATTTAATACTCTTAATTAAGAGATGAGGGAGGAAACCGATGTTATCAAAGGACGTAAAAATTATTGAGGGGAGAGTTACAAAGGATTCCAAAACAAAAGACGAGATTATTTTATATAACGATATTGATGAAAGAGGAAGAAAGAGCATTACTATTTATGAAAATGGTAAGTGTGTGGGAACTTTCTTGCCTGGAGACGATGTAGTCAGTGAGTACGAAAAGAAAGGTGGAGTGCATCGAGGAGGTCTTAACAATTCAGGTCGTAAGAAATAGTATGCCCAACGTAGTTGAAAAACTTATTTACAGAAACCTAAACATCGCAATCGAGAATCCGATTGATTCTATTCGCAGTGGTGTGAGTAAAGACGGAACTGAATGGAAAGTGAAGTTCTATTATCCGTACGGATATATCGAAGGAACTAAAGGGAACGATGGAGAAGAGATCGATTGTTTTATTGGAGACAATCCAGAAACTGATTCTGTTTATATTGTTCATCAACGTAGGGAAGATGGTTTGTACGATGAGGATAAAGTCCTGTTGGGATTCGATTCTTTGAACTCCGCACGAGACGCTTACTTATCTCATTTCAGTACGCAGGATTTCATAGGCAAGATTACCGAAATGCCTTTTTTTGAATTTAAATATAAGTTGGAAGTTGAAGGAAGAAAAGGAATCAAAATAAAATGAAGAAGAAAAAAGATTGGAATAAGTTACTGATATTGAGCGGTTTCATTTCAGCTGTTTCTGGGTTGATAGGAACTATTTCCAATTTTATTAATGCTTTTTCCAGTAAGGAAGATGTGTTTACAAAACTTGAAACTGTCAATGAAGGAATTGCATATTCAGTAGAAACTAGTTTCGAGTGGTGGTGGTTGGTGTGGTTGCTTTTCTTAATCGTTGGTATTTGTGTAATACTGTTTGCAATTATAAAAAGGAATGCAAAAGAAAGAAAAGGAGAAGATTATGTCGAAATTAAATAAAGCAGTACGCAAGGAGATAAGGAAACAAAGAGAGAAACTGAAACCAGACGTGATCAAAGAAGTTGTTTTGCAGATGTACTCGTTGAGTTTTCGTATTCGATTGATGGCTGCGATAAATCTGATTTGTGGGAAAGAAGTTTTTAAGAAGAGATAAAAAACAGTATCCAGTAAAAAGGAAAACATAAATGGCTAAAAGAACATTTGCAAAAGAACTAAAAGAAAGTTTGACTGTCGATAAGGGTACGCTTGACAGCTACAATAATTTCGTTGCCAAATTAGGATTAAGCACTCAAAACCTTCAAACTGGAAGCACTTATTCATTATCACCTTTTATTTCCAGAGTCAGGATCTTAATTGAAGCTGCGTATCGAAGTTCGTGGTTAGTCGGTCAGGTAGTCGATACAATTGCTGAAGACATGACACGAGAAGGTATCACGATGAACTCCAAACTTTCTCCAGATGACATAAATATTCTCCAAGGAAAAATAACAGATTTTTCTATTTTCCATGAACTGTGTAACGCAATCAAATGGGCAAGACTTTATGGTGGTGCAATTGCAGTCATTATGACGGAAGGTGCAGACTACTCCAAACCATTGAATTACGATGCAGTCGGAAAAGGTAGATTCAAAGGACTGTTGGTATTTGATCGATGGATGCTCGATCCTTCTTTCGGTGACTTGATCACTGAAGTTGGAAGTGACATGGGCAGACCTAAATATTATACAGTCGTTGCAGGTCTACCTACGATGCCTAACATTAAGATTCATCATTCGAGATGCATAAGATTTGATGGAATCGAATTGCCTTACTACCAGAGATTAACAGAAAACCTCTGGGGTTTGAGTGTCATCGAAAGAATGTATGATCGATTGATTGCTTACGATTCCGCAACTGCAGGTGCTTCACAATTACTTTACAAAGCTCATTTACGTGTTATCAAGGTTGAAGGTTTACGAGAAGCATTGGCACTGGGTGGAAAAACAGAAACTGCGGTAATCAAACAATTCAACTACATTCGTTTGTTGCAAGCGACTGAAGGAATAACTGTATTGGATGGAAAAGATGATTTTGCTATTCATCCTTACACGTTTGGTGGAATATCTGATTTGCTTCAACAGTTTGGGCAACAGATATCAGGTGCTACTGGAATTCCTCTTGTTAGGTTGTTCGGACAATCACCTGCTGGTTTATCTTCGACTGGAGAATCCGATTTACGAAATTACTACGATCATATTAATAAATTGCAAGAATATCAGATGAGAAGTGGAATGCGAAAGATTTTGGATGTTATGAGTCGTTCTGAACTGGGAAAGACTTTACCAGAAGATTTTACATTTGATTTTACTTCGTTGTGGCAAATGAGTGACACTGAAAAAGCAACAATAGCTTCGAATGATGGCACTACGATTTCCAATGCTTTCCAACAAGGGATAATCACGAAACCGATTGCTTTAAAGGAATTGTCGCAACAGTCGCACGTCACTGGACGATTCACAAACATAACTGAAGAAGACATAGAAAATGCTGCGAAAGAGCCTTCACCAGGTGAATTTCCCACTGGAGCACCACCAGAAACGGGCACTGGTGGTGCATCCCCTTCTCTTGAAGAATTAAAGAAACAACTTGATGAATTGGATTCAGGGAAAGGAGATGAGTTCGATAAAATGAGAAAAGAATTGGAAGCACTCGATGTCGATAGAACGATACATCCGAAGATGCCTGTTAAGGATCGTGCCATTAATGTTTTGAAAGGGATCGTCAACTTTTTCGTTACAGGGGAAATCAAACCCAAAGAAAAGGTTATTGTCAAAGACAAGAAACCAACGATTGACAGTGAAAAGAAAAAACAACTTATCTCGTTAATGGGAGAGATTACCAATTTGAAAAGATTGGTTGAAGAAAACGATCTCAAAGAAGTGAAAGAACTTAAAAAGGAGGTCATGGTTGATTCTCCTAAAGTAGTTATAAAGAGAAGGAAAAAAGCAGAAGATAAGAAAACAACCATCGTTGTTATTGAAGAACCTGATCAGAAGCAAGAAGAAGCTATTGGAAACAAAAAGTTGCCTGACGTTCCGTATAAGGGTTATCGGATCACACAAAGTCCACAAGGTGATTTTGAAATCTTTTCTTCTGGTGGTGCTAAAATTGAAGCAAGTATTCCTTCAATTGATTTGGCAATAAAAAGAATTAATGAAATTGCAGTAGGAAAGTAAATGGCAATTAAAGTAATACATCCTCCAGACGAGGAACGTTGAAGTAGGGTAAGAAATGCTTAAACTGGTTCATAACATTTTTAAAACGAAAGACGCACCTCCGAAAGCAGGTCGTTACGCAAAGTCTGGTGGTCACGGAAGAGCAGAATCTATTTATGCTCGTAATTTAATGTCTGTTGCCAAGGGTGTTGATAATATCGTGAAGAGATACGATCCAAATGATTCACAATCAAGTGGAGATGTTTTGAAAGCATTACAAGATTATGGGAAGTCATTGAGGCAATGGGCAAAGCAAGAAGCGGAAAGAATGACCAATGAAATGGTCGCAGTTGATGAAAAGAAGTGGAAACAACAATCGTTGAAGATGAGCAAGATCCTTTATGATGAAATAAATAAAGCTCCGATTGACGAGTTGATGAAAGAATACATGGATGAACAAGTTGTCTTGATCCGTTCTATGCCTTTGGAAGCTGCGAAGAGAGTTCACAAACTTGTTTTGGAAAGATCACGAGTCGGTGGTGCAAGAGCACAAAGTCTTGTCGATGATATTATGAGAATCGGACAAGTAACGGAGAATAGAGCAAAGTTGATCGCAAGGACAGAGATATCAAAAATCTCAACAGGTTTAACCAAAGCACGTTCAGAAACGATAGGTGCGGATTGGTATGTCTGGAGAACTTCTCAAGATGCGAGAGTGCGTGACAGTCATAAACACATGGAAGGTGTTTTGATTAACTGGAATGATCCTCCTTCTCCAGAACAGTTGAAAGGGATCAAAACTAAATTAGGAAAATATCATGCAGGTGAAGCACCAAATGATCGTTGTTATCCAGAACCAATTATTAATATCGATCAGATTTCTTTTCCTGCGAAAATATATAGAAGTGGAAGAATCGAAAGAATAGGCAAAGAAAAGTTTTTATCGTTGTTTGATAAGGTAAATAAAAAAGCAGCTTAAAAATAAACCTGTGGAGGGAAGTAATATGTTATTCAATGGTCTGAAAAAAATCGTAAATGGGAGAGTGGTCACGGTTGATAAAACCAAAGACGCAAAGTCGAACAAGGAAATATTAGAGAATCTATGGGAATCAGTACCTGCTGATTTGAATGCAAGAAAAGCAGATGAGAAGTTTCTTGAAAAAGCCAGAAAAAGTGGAATACCAGAAAATGAGATTCAAGCATTCTTAAATATGACCGATGATTCTAAAGACGAAAACGATATTTTAACTCTTGACGATGATAAAGAGTTGGAAGGTTGTTTTGTAAAAGATTCTCCTCCTGATTATTATAATGCAATTGTGACTATTGCCAGACGTGCTAACAATCCCTCCATTTCAAGAGAATATGTACGCAAAAATCTCGAACCGTTTATGAAAGCACAAAATGTTCCTTTTATGGAAAATGAATTCAATCAGGCTTTTTCTGAATTCAATAGAGCAGGAACAAGTAAAGCTGCTTTTTATCAAGGGAAGGATTCCAAAACCACTTTGGATAAACGACAAATGACTTCTTATCTTGCCACTGCCATCGCAGAAGGTTTCGGTGAAGGTGAAGGTGCAAGCAGAGAAGAACAGATCGAAGCATGGCAGTATCTGGTCGATACTGGTTTAGCGTGGAGTTTGCAAGGTTGGTTTGGAAGAACTGCTACTGATTTAATTCGTCAGGGTGTTATACACGCAAAAGATAGTAAGACAAAGGACGAAAAAATATCTTTATCGGAAGCAATGAAGTTGGCAAAAAATGAACTTTATCCTGATAAGGATTATCATACTTTAAATTCAACAGAACAAGATAATGTTGCTATTCGAGCAAGGGAACTTGTAAAAGATTCCAAAACCAAAGATTCTATCACTTGTGAGTATTGTGGAAAAACGAAAGCAGATGGTGGATTTTTCATCGGTGCGAGTAAAGAACCTGATTGGACTATGGTTGAAGGTACTGGAAAAATGACTTGCCCAAATTGTTATGAAAAGGCAATGCAGGAAGGACAAGCAAGGATCAAAGCACACGTAAATTCTTTTAATAAAGGACGAGATTCCAAATCAGATATTCTTGATGAAATAGTGAGTAATTTCAAAAAGAAATCTTACGACAAAGCAGTTGATATCGCTAAATATTTCAAGGTGAACACTTTGGAAGAAGCATTATCGAGAAACGGTTACAACAAATCGATGGCACAAGCAGGATCAAGATTCCTAAAAGGAATTATCACACATGATCAATTGCGATCAGTTGAATCCAAACCTTTAATCGTTAAGCGTTACTCTATGGCAGACGATCTGAAACATGAAGAAGAGAACAAAGAAAATTTGGAAGTAGCTAAAGACGCTGCCCAGTCTGTTGGTATGGCAAGTGGAATTACCCAAGCAGAATACAACGCAGAGATGAAACTTTTGAAGGGGGAACTTGACAAAGCAATTGCATCAGGTAATACTTACAAAGTAAAAGAAGTGGAAAAAGAAATGGTTGCTTTGGAACAAGAATTTAAAACAAAAGATTCCAAAACAAAAGACGAAAATGGTTACGTTGCTTTTTATAAAGGAAAACGAGCAGAAGTGTACGCAGACACAAAATA